TTCTCCCTTCCGAATGGTTATATGCTTAGACCAGTAGGTAGTATTCCAAGTTAAGCAATAAGGAGTTGACTATGTTTAGTAATTACGAGTCTGCGGACTTGGTCAGCAGTTTACGATGCCACAAATACCAAAATCGTAAATTTGCTGAAACCCTTAAGATGATGAATAGCACCACCGGTATCATTGTGGAAGGTGCATTTCTTCGTCGATTTAGGGAACAAGGGTTTGACCTGAATCCTGATCGTGATAATAAAAGTATCTATTATCCTGACGCAATGTTTAAAGCTTTATCTAAATATTGTGTTAAGTATCCGGATAGACCCAAAGATCCCTCTTTTCGGGATGCCGTCTCTTTAGCCTGGAAAGCCTTCGGTGGTGATAAATCTTTGAAGGTATTTCCAATTGATAGCCTCTATGAGACTATTAAAGGTGAAAAGAGTTCCGGCGCTCCTCTCTTCACTTCTAAAAAAGAAGCCTACGATAGTGATTTACTACGTATGCTGCGAGTACTAAATGGAGAGAAGGTCCCTGAGCCTTGCGTTGCCTTTCACAGAGTGCAACATGGTGCAGAAGGGCCTAAGCAGCGTTTAGTTTGGGGTTATCCTCAATCCATGACGTTGCTGGAGGCTAGGTATGCTAGACCTATCATTGATAAGTTTAAGCTACTTCGCTCCCCAATGGCCTTTGGTTTGCGTCGATTTGAACTATCTGCTAGATGCCTCCCAATCACTAATAGTAATATTCGCTATGGTTTGGATATGTCTGCTTTTGATAGTTCTATCCCGCCTTGGTTAATCAGTGAAGCGTTCCAAATTTTACGCAGCTGGTTTCATGAGGACCAAGTTGATAGTGGTTGGGATATTATGGTGAATTATTTCATTCATACCCCCATTATCATGCCAGATGGTTTTGTGTATCGAAAGCATACAGGCGTTCCGAGTGGTAGTTATTTCACTCAGTTAGTTGACAGCATTGCTAATTTTATTATTGTGCAATTCTGTTGTCTTAAAGCGTTGCGTAAGCCGATTGAGGATGGTAAACTCTTGGTGCTTGGTGACGATAGCCTGTTTGGTCTTGACATGCATGTTCCATTAGTTAGGCTAACAACGCCGGCTAAGGAGCTCGGATTTACCATTAATGTGGTTAAATCTGAAGTCTCTAGGTATGGTGGACCCTTCCAGTTCTTAGGTCATTACTGGATTAAGGGTCTCGTTGATCGTGAGGTCATTGAGATTGTCAAGAGGATGGTATTTCCTGAAAAGCCTAATAACATCAAAGACACTCGTGAACGT